TCGATGGTGATGGTGTTCATATCCTCGCCGATGCGCAGGATAGTCGGAAATGTGGGGTTTTCGGCGCGGAGCTCGATATGATCATCGAACAGAAACACGCGCTTGAGGGTGGCTTCTCCGTCAATCAGGACGGCGGCAACCTCGCCGTTCTCTACCATCGGCTGGCTGTGAATGGCTACGACATCGCCGTCTTTGATTTTAGGCTCCATGCTGTCGCCCTGGCACAGCAGCGTGAAGTCGGCGTGCCACTCGCTGGGGACTTCATCGTAAGCCTCGACATTCTCCTCCGCGAGGATGGGTGTGCCGCAGGCAATCTGCCCCACACGCGGGATGCGGTCCCGCTTCGGCAGCGGCTGGAACCCGGCGGGGATGGGGGTAGCGGCAACAGGGTCTTTCCGTTCTACGGTTGATCGCCCCATGAGATAATCCATGTCGACATTGAAAATGTCTGCGATAGCTTCAAGCGTTTCAAAATCTGGTTCGCGGCTACCAGTTTCATACATGCCTATCGTACTGCGGGATACTTTTAGCAAGGCGGCGAGTTGCTCTTGCGTTATGCCTCTCTCGATGCGAAGGGATTTTATAATTGCCGAAAATTTAGCCATGCGAAGTCAATCCTCTCTGTGTACTAATCTTATAATATCACGAATCGTGAGAAAGTCAACCGCAAAATGTCACGAAATGTGTTGACAAATACCAAGAGCGTGATATACTGTATATATAGTCACGGTTCGTGACAGATGAAAGCGAGGTGATTCTGATGGATTCGGAGAAGATTGCGCAAACATTGGTTGAACTGCGAGGTGCTCGACCGCGCGCCGAGGTTGCAACAGCGCTGGGTGTAAGCGTTTCTGCACTGGCGATGTACGAGACTGGCGCTAGAATCCCCCGCGATGAAACAAAGCGTAAAATCGCGCAGTATTACGAGAAAACCGTGGAGGAGATTTTTTACGCCTAAAAATGTCACGATAAGTGACAAACAGCGTGTCCACCTTGGACACGCCCCAAAGGAGGACTACTATGGCACGAGAAAAAGAGGGCTACCGTGATGCGCTGTACAAGTTCCTTCACCGGCATGACGATGAAGAAGACGAGCAGCGTGAAGCACGAATGCGCAAGGAAATGATCTTCCTGTCCCTGTATAGCGCTCTGCTGGGGACAGTTGCACTCGTTCTTGCTGTTATCCATGTGCTGCAGCGGATGGGATTTTTATGAGAAGTGCAAGACAACTTCAACGACAATCGTAACTGATGGCCACAGTAGGCCAAGGGGTGAACACCATGAACAATCTTGAAAATAAGCACCGCAAACAGCGCATTGAACTGGCAAACAACCTGACGCTGGCCGCAGTTACCGTTACGGCGATTGTCAACACCATCGCAGTTATTTTAAAAATAGCGCGATAGTTCCGGTAAAAGCGCCCCAGGCGGCAATTGCAAAAGTAATCCAAGCGCGAATTTCCGCCCAATCGCTGCGGCTGCGGGATTCATACGCTTCTGCGGCTGCGTTTGTCAGCGTGACGGTGGTTTTCTCGTCCATGCGGTTGTCGGAAAAGTCCAACATACCGACCCCTGCCGCATTTTGCAGATCCATATAGTCACCGACCTGGGTTGCATCCAGTATTTTCTGCAGCGTATGGTATCGGCACACGGCTTTAAAGATTTTGTACTGCGCATTTGTCAATTAACACACGACCTTTCTGCCCCGATTGTACCACGCCGGGCGGATGCAGGCAACAGCGTGTCCACATTGGACACAAGGAGGACTACTATGGCACGAGAAAAAGAGGGCTACCGGGACGCGCTGGAGCGCATCCGGCATGAGGCTGCGGGCGAGCTGGTGACAGTACCCGAGGCCGCACACATCGTTTACGGCACAGATCCCTACGCCGCGCGCAAGGTCTGCCGCAACTTTGAGGGCTGGATCGGGGCCGGCCGCGACAAGCGTATCCCGGCCACCGCGCTGGCAAGACAGATCTGCTAGAGGTAAACAGATGACCGAGGATCAGATGTGCGCCGCGTTTGAGCATTGCGACCCGGCGCGGTATCAGGAGTTTTACAAGGCCGTCCGGGAGCTGGCCGCCCGGCCTGACATCAACCTGCGGCGCGAGGTGCAGTTTTTGCTGCTGGCTGCCGATCAGGGTACCCGCCTGTACTGGGCGCGTGTGAAAGGGGGCGAGCCGGACGATGAGTAAAAACACACCCGCAGCCTGGACGCCCGACGAGCTCCGCCAGATGCAGGAAGACTGGTGGCGCACGGACCACAACCTGAACCAGGTGGCCGAGCTCCACGCCTGCACCCGCGCTGACGTTATCATGGCGCTGGGGCTGACCGAGGCGGACATCAAGCGCAGCAAGAAGGCCCGGCGGGTGCGCTGGGAGACCGTCAACCCCGAAAAGGCCGCTGAATTTGTCCGCCTGCTGGAAGGCGGCAGCACGATGACCGCCGCCTGTGCGGCAGTCGGCATTGAAAATAGAAACACCGGCTACGTCATTTACAAACGAATCAAGGAGAGGAGCGCACTTATGAGCAACGAAGAGAAAAATGTGACAGCCGTGGCGCAGGCGATTCAGCCGCCCGCGGCGGATCAGCCGGAGCCCGTCCGGCCCGAGGATTACACCGTGGACAAGCCCGCCAAGTCCAAAAAGACCGCCCGGGCTTTGGCTGACGCTCTGGACGGCATGGAAACGTTGGTGGACGTGCTCAACCGCAAAAAGCTGCTGTCTGCCGATGAGGTTGAAGTCTGTGATCGCGTCATGGCGCTGGCCGATGCGTTCCGCGTCGGCATCGAATACGGGGAGGCGATGAAGAATGTCTGATATGAACGATCGCGGCCTGCCCGCGTACTGCTACGCGATAGCGCCCAAGACCAGACTGCCGGTACGGATTTTCCGGGGCGAGCACGCCATGTTCGGCGTGAGGCCTGACATGATGGTGAGCAAGGCCAACGCGCAGATCAGCGTGGACGCCCGGCAGGCGGCGGCCATGGTGGGGGGCGTGCTCTACGGTTGGGACGGTCCGCACGCCGACCCCGCCCAGTATGATGACGATGGGGTCTACATTGGCCCACAGTGAGGAGGAACTGATGGAAAACGAAATCAAAACCAACGAGGGGCAGCAGGCCCAGGCACTCGGGCTGCTGAATGCCAAGGACGTGGTCGTCAGCGTCGTGAAGGTGACGGCGGATGGCGTGAGCATCAAGCTCTGGCCCGATGCCGACGCGGTGCGCGGCGTGCTGGGTGAAGTAGCCCATCTGGCGCAGGTACCCGGCGGGTACAGCCTGCGGCGCTACGTGTGCGGGCGGGCGCTGTACTGTGCCGTGCAGCTGGGCGACGCCACCCGGGACGCGCCCTGCCCGGTGGGCTATCACGTGCACAGCGACGCCAACCTTAACGAGGCCGACGGCAGCCTGATTGCGGCAGCGGCGGAATGGGGCATCGGCAAGGGCGTGTTTGACCTGCCGCCCCTGCGCATCTCTGCGGGCAAAGTGCATATTGTGCCAAAGGCCAAGGACGGCACAAACGTCATCGAGCGGTACATCCTGGACGATGTGCTGACGCTGGACGACATCACCTACAACGATGACGAGAGCGTCGCCGCCCTGCGTGTGCGCAAGCGGGATGGGGGAATCATTGCATGGCAAGCAAACTGATTGCCCACCTGGCCGCGTGGTACATCCCGACCGGGCGCACAGACCTGGACGGCATGGAGGGCTTGACTGTGGACTACGGCTACCTGCTGGAGGCCCAGCGGATGCACACTGAGCTGGAACGCCGGGCACGGGGGCAGCCCTTAGCCGTAGAGATCGACATCCGCCCCGTGCGGAATAAGCGCACGCTGGACCAGAACCGGCTTATGTGGGCACTTTTGGAAAAGCTGGCCCAGGCACAAAGCGGCGGCACCCCCGGAGGGGTGACCGCCAAACAGTGCTATCTGGACTTGCTGGGTGAGTTCGGCGCGGAGGTGGAGACCTGGCGCGTGCCGGTCAAGGCACTGCCTGCCCTGCGCAACACATACCGCGTTGTGCAGATGGTGGAACTGCTGGACGATGGCTACTGTATGGCCCGGATCGGCCTGGGCAGCAGCAGCTTTACCCGGCAGCAGATGCACGACTTTATCGACCGCATCTTTGACCGGCTGGCCGAAGCGGGCGTAGACGATGCCGAGACAACCGAGCAGTACCGGGACTGGAGGCGTGCCGATGGATTGCATTAAGTGCAACAGCAGCCAGGTGCGCGTCATCGACACCCGCGCCAAGGGGACCCGGCGGATATACCGCCGCCGCGTCTGCATGATGTGCGGCTGCCGCTGGACGACGGTGGAGCTGCCTGTTGGTGATGTGCGCCAGGCGGTGGATGCCGTCAACGGACTGGAGGAGCGCCGTGGCAAAAAGCATACTACAAAGCGATAAAGAGTGCTACCTCTGCCGACGGTTCTACAACCTGCGCACCACGCGAGGCCTGGAAGAGCACCACATCCTGTTTGGACGCGGACGGCGCGAGTTGTCTGAGCGGTACGGCCTCAAGGTCTGGCTGTGCCACAACCACCACAACGAGCCGCCCCTGGGCGTGCATTTTGACCCGGCGGCCCGGCGGGTGTTGGAACAGGCAGCACAATTTGCTTTTGATGAACTCCATGGCCCCGGCAGCTTTGCCAAGGTGTTCGGAGAAGAAATTTAGGAGGATACTTATGCCCCAGATCGTAAACAAAAAGAGCGTGCTGGAGATGGCGATGGGCGCGATTGCTGAAATCACCGATTACGAGGTAGAGCGGGTCGTGGCGAACATCATGGACCCCAACACCGCGGCAACCGCCAAGCGCAAGATCACCATCACGCTGACCTTTGCCCCGGACGACTACCGCCAGCAGATCGGCATGGACGCGCAGGCAAAGACCACCCTCGCGCCGATCCAGCCGGTGCGCACGTCCCTGTGCATTACCAAGGCGCGGGACGGCTCCCTGCTGCTGGCCGAAATGACGCCCCAGGTCCCCGGACAGGTGGACATGGACGGCGATGAAGCACCGATGCCCGCAATGGCCCGCGTGGGCCGTGCCGGGTATTAACACACAGAAAGGACAAAACAATGGAAAACAGCTTTTTGAAGGACGCCATCAACCGCATTGTCGAGCTGGCGACCCCCTACACCCTGGAAACGCGCGACGGGCATCAGTTCTGCTCCGCCAATCTGCGCGAGGTAAAGCCGGAGGTCCCGTCCCCGGTGCGGTACTCGGTGGACACGCTAGAGGCGCTGGTCAAGCTGATCCGCACCGAAGGCGTCGCCCAGGCACCACTGCTGTATGTACGTGTGGACAGCGCCCGGCGGGTCGTAGTGGACAGCACCTACACGGGCCGCGACTACGCACAGTTCAGCCGCCTGCCGCTGTATGAGGCCGTGAGTGACGTGCCGGGCATTTCCGTCAACCAGAGCATCAGTCAGGAAAAGGCCATTGTAGAGCTGCAAAGCCTGTACGCCGTTACCCCGGACCGTGACTACCTGCTGGCCCTGCTGAGCCGCATTGACGTCAATCAGGGTGTGTCCAGTGTGGACAACGGAATCAGCCAGGAGGTCAGCGTCCGCACCGGCGCGGTGCTGAAAGAGCAGCAGACGGTGCAGCCCATCGTCCACCTGCAGCCCTACCGCACTTTCCTTGAGGTCGAGCAGCCCGCCAGCGACTTCCTGCTGCGACTTGACAAAGAAGGCCGCCCGGCGCTGTACGAGGCCGACGGCGGCGCATGGAAGCTGGAGGCCAAGCGCAACATTGCCGCCTATCTGGGCGAGAAGCTGGCCGATCTGGTGGAGAGCGGCAGTGTGGTGGTGATGATCTGATGCTGAATATCTGTGCATTGCAGGGCCGCCTGGCCCGGGATCCGGAGCTGCGGCAGACCAACACGGGCAAGCAGGTGGCGACGTTCACCCTGGCCGTTGACCGCGGGCGCAGGGACGCAAACGGCAAGAGCGTGGCGGACTGGATACCCATCATTGCATGGGAGCGCGCTGCCGAGTTCGCCTATAAATGGCTCACTAAGGGCCAGATGGTAGCGGTGGACGGGCGGCTGCAGAGCCGCACCTACACAGCCAAGGACGGCACCAACCGCACCGTGCTGGAGGTTGTGGCCAACAACATCAACTTCTGCGGCAGCAAGGCGGACAGCGCAGGGACTCTTTCAGCTCCCGCTGAGGGGCCCAGAGTGGGCGCGCCCGCACCGGAGTACAGCCGCGGGCCGGGTGACGACTTCGCCATGATTGAGGATGAGGGCGACCTCCCCTTTTAAACGTTGAAAAATTGAAAAATGACCTTGCAGGGATGCGCCGAAAAGAGCGCGGCGCACCCCTGTGTTAAGGTCAGCCATTTTTAGGGAGCGGAACAATATGGAAACACCCACATTTTACGCGGTTCTACCGGCCAGCGTCCGGTACGACAGCCGACTCAAGGCGCAGGAAAAAATCCTGTACTGCGAGATCACGGCGCTGTCCAATGTCAATAAGTTCTGCCATGCCGGGAACGGGTATTTCTCGGACCTCTATGGTGTGGATGAGCGCACAATCAGGCGGTGGCTGAACAACCTGGCCAAGCACGGATACATCACAATCGAGTACGAAAAGCAAGGCGAGGGCCAAAAGCGAAGAATTATCCCGAGCGATAATGCTGCCGCTGATGTGCACGAAATGTCCGGCCCGGACAAAAATGTCCGGACCCCCCGGACAAAAATGTCCGATACCCCCGGACAAAAATGTCCGCAAGAATATTACAAGAATAATAATACAAGAGAGAACAATACGCGGGCGGGCGCGCGCGAGAGTGTCCGGGATGTTCTCCGGGAATCCTTCCCGTGGAATGAACGGCTGACAGAGGCCCTGCTCGCATTTGAGGAGTCCCGGGCCGCGGGCAAGCATCCGCTGACCGTCAACGCCGCAACGCTGGCCTGTAATAAGCTCAATCAACTGGCCGACGAGGCGGGCGTGCGTGACCGCTACGGCTACATGGTCGCCGTGCTCGAGCAGAGCATTCTACGAGGATGGGAGGGGCTTTTCCCTCTGAAAGATGATTTTGTGGATAAAGCCCCCACCCAGCGCCCCGCCAGCACGGAGGATCGCCCGCGGGAGATCGGGCCGGACACCGACATCACTGATTTTTTGTGAGGCTTTTGAATGGAACGTGCAACTATAAGCCGACAGCAGCAGACGCAGCGGGCGTTCCTGGGCGCGGCGCTCATGGACCCGGCCCGCGCACGGGAGTACATCATCAAGCTGGTGCCCGGGATGTTCGACGAGGGCGTGAGCCGCGCGGTGTTCAGCGCGGTGCAGCAGCTCACCATGGCCGGGGAGCCGGTGGACGTCATCACGGTCATCAACCGGGCATCGGCGGGCCGCCCGGCGGATGAGATCAGGCCCGGCGTTGTGGCAATGGCCGAGACCTGCCCCAGCGTCTCCAACGTCGGAAGCTATGCGGCGCAAATACTGGAGGACTACCGCTACTCGCTTTTGCAGGGCGACCTGATGAAGTGCATGGCCAAGGATGCCATGGACAGCGACGGCGTCTGCCGCCAGCTGCGCCGCACGCTGGCGGTGCAGGATGCCATCCGCAGCACCCAGACCGACAGCACGGCCCGGGACTTTGACGCGGTGCTGGATTCCGCGCTGGCCCGGCTGGATGAGCCGGACGACAGCCTGAAACTGGGCTGGCCCGAATTGGACAGGTACGGCGTTTTTGGTCGGCAGCGTGTGTGCGTTGTGGCCGGGCGGCCCGGGTGCGGCAAGACGGATTTCTCGCTGAATCTGGCGTCACGCCTGTCCAAAAAATACAAGGTCTACTACCTCACGCTGGAAGAGACGGCGGAGGCACTGATGGACCGCATCCTGTCCAAAGTGGCGCGGATTGATTCCGGCAAGATCACCAACAAGAGCCTGGCCCCCCGTGAGCGGGAGATCATCAACAATGCCGCCGCACGGCTGCGCCAGCATCACAACATGATGCTGGACGCCGACAGCAACCTGACGATTGACGGGTTGGAGGCCAAACTCATGCAGTACAAACCGGACATCGCCTTTATTGACCACATCGGCCTGTTAAGTCCCACCGACCCGCGCCAGACCGAGTACCAGCGTATCAGCGAGATCACCCGGCGGCTGAAGGTGGCCGCTATGAAGATGGGCATCGTGGTTGTGGAGCTGTGCCAGATCAACCGCGCCGGTGTGAAGGGCAACGAGGGCCGCTTCTGCAATCTGGAGGACCTGCGCGGCTCCGGCACGATCGAGCAGGACGCCAACAGCGCGATTTTTGTGGAGAACCGCAAGCCCGAGGACAGCAAGGAGCTGCGCGGCGAGGACGCCTATCAGGATACCGCCGTTATGTACGCCAAGAATCGCGAGGGGCCGACGGGCGTTGTGTCCATGAGATGGCAGCCCCAATACCATCAATGGCAGCCGACCCCGAAAGAGGAATTCGAAGAAATCGACCAGATGAACTGGCCGCAATAACACCCGCCGCCCCGGCGGGACAGGAGGATTACTATGATCAGCATTGCAATTATCAACTTGAAGGGCGGCGTCGGGAAATCCGTCACCGCCTGCAACCTGGCCGCCGAGCTGGCCGCCAAGAGCAAGAGAGTTCTGGTGGTGGACCTCGATAAGCAAGGCAACACCAGCAAGTTCTTTGGCGTGGCCGATTATGAAAGGCCCTGCGTGTCGTCTGTGCTGCTGGGCGTGGCCCGGGCGCGGGACGCCATTGTGGAGACGGCGATCCCGGCGGTTGCCCTTCTCCCCTGCGACATGCGGATGCTCAAGGCAAACCGCGAGATGATCCAAGACACCGGCCCGCGGCAGTTCTACCTGCGGAACTGTCTGGAGCCGGTGGAGGGCGAATACGACTACTGCCTGATGGACTGCCCGCCGGATCTGGACATGGGCAGCATCAACGCGCTGACGGCTGCGGACTGGGTGATCATCCCGGTAGACTGCGATGAGTGGGCCTGCGATGGCATGCGGGAGATCATCGACCAGATCGAGCAGGTGCAGATGTACTACAACCCGCACCTCAAGGTGATGGGTGCGCTGATGACAAAGTACCGCCGCACACGGTACGCGGGCGAGGTCGTCCACCAGCTCAACGAGGCGGGCATTGAGATGCTGCACACCGTCATCCGGTACACGGTCAAGGTCAGCGAGGCCAAGAGCGCGCACGAGCCGCTGCGGGTGTACAAGCCGGACTGCTCGGCAGCGCTGGACTACGGATGCCTGGCAGATGAGGTCGCTGAGGCCGTGTCCAAGATGGACACGCACAAGGAGGGCTAAGCGATGAGCAAGGGATTTTCTATCAACGACATTCTCGGCAGCACAAAAGCCAACGCCCCGGCGGGTCAGAAAATGCAGGTCGTCATGCTTCCGGCGGCAGACATCGAGCCGAACCCGGAGAACAGGATTTATGAGATCGGCGATGTCTCCATGCTGAAAGCCGACATTGCCGAGCGAGGATTGCGCAGCCCGCTGGAGGTGCTGCCCGCCAAGGGCGGCAGGTACATGTTGATCGCAGGGCACCGCCGCTGGACGGCCTGCCGGGCACTGACTGCCGAGGGCGTGGCCGGGTTTGAGGTGCTGCCCTGCGTTATCCGCCAGAGCCAGGGCGAGGATGACGACCTCATCGCGCTGATAACCTCCAACGCCACGGCGCGCGAGCTGACCGATGGTGAGCGGCTTCGCCAGTACCGGGCACTCAAGCAGGCACTCGAACGCAAAAAGGCGGCGGGCGCGCTCGATGGCCGCATCCGTGATGAGATGAGCCGCATCACCGGCGATGGCACCGGCACGCTGGGAAGATTCAACGCGATTCTCAACAATTGCACAGCCGAGGTTGTGGAAATGTTGGAAAAGGGCGAGATCACGATGACCAGAGCCTACGAGTGCAGCAAGCTGTACAAGGTGCAGCAGGTGCAGTACGCAAAAAACAAGTACGCCAGTATGCCGCCCATCACCGATATGGCCCGGCGGGCGGCCATCAAGTATCTGGTCGAGTGCGGGCTTGCCGACCAGCTGAAGAAGCTCGACTATGTTCGCAAGAGCGAATGGAACTACGCTGACAACAGGCTGGATGCCCGAAAGCTGGAGCCGGTGACGCTGGATCTGACCGAGAGCGAGACGGATGCGCTGTTAAACATTGAGCCTTCTAGCCATTACAACATTCGAGTGAGGATGCTGGACCCGGCGGATACAAACGAGGTTATTGCCGAAAGCTCACTCACTACACGAGATTTGTTCGATGCCGCCAAGCGCCTGTACATCAACAAGGACGATCTGGCGGCTTACAAGGCCGAGGTGAAGGGCAAGCGTGATCAGGAGCGTGCCCGGAAGGAGGAGGCCGGAAAGTGGCAGGCGCTGGCCCGACGGGAGCTGGAGGCGTTTGACAGCTGGCCGCTTGTGACGCGGCTGAAGGACCTGGGCCTGACGATCCGTGAGCGGAAGATGGCAGACGGCGGGCGGCTTATCATTGCCGTGGATGATCTGACGCGCTTTTCCGGCCATGTGGACGGCTTCCAATACCGTGAGTGCTTCGCGGTGCGCCTCGGGCCGAACGGTGAGCGCGCAGGCCGGGACGGAGACATCAATGCGCTGGAATGGTACAAGCGCTGGTACAACCCCGGCGCGGGCATTGAGAACTACATTGCCGAGGACATCCAGCGGGCCGCGCGGGAGGCGAAAAAGAAATGAGCAGCGGATTTTGCGGGATTCCCGGCATGAGCCAGCCGCATCTTGACATGTGCGAGAGGTGCGCCCACAATAAGGGGCTGTTTAACCTGGGCTGTGAGCTATACTGCTACGGCGTCGAAAAGACGGACGGCGCGGGCATTGTGCTGGAATGTGATGACTTTGAACCATCCCGGGAGGTGATGCCCAATGACCTATGATGAGTGCATCGTGTGGCTGAACCGCTACCGCGATGCCCGGCGGGTGGAGCCGCGATTGAGGGAACGGCTCCGGGAAGAAAGCCGCCGCGCCGACTACGCCCGCGCACTGCGCCCGCCCGGCGGGGCCGGTGAGATTGACAGTGCGCTGCTGAGCATCAATACCCGGTGTGAGAAGCTGGCCGCCCGGCTGACGGATGGCGAGGCCGCCAGGGTGGAGATTGAGAGCGCCATTGCTCAGCTGGAGGATGCCCTGGAGCGTGAGGTCTTACAGATGCGCTACATCGACGGGCGCACCAACCGCCAGATTGCGGCGCGCATGAGGATCACGGAGCGCTATGTGCGCAAGCTCCACCGGCGGGCAATTTTCAAAATTATAAAATTAGTTCCGCCCAGTTCCGCCCCAGTGTGCTAAGCTGAGGGTGTCGGGCAGGTAGGGGCTTGATGCTCGACGGTTTGCTCGTTTGCATAATCCTCCTAAGCGGATAGTCGCCCCACATCGGGGCGGCTATTTTTTATATCTGGGCTGCAAGGTTGCAGGGTTACGGGTACGCCCGGCGGTTCGATTCCGCCAGCCTGGCCATAGTTAATCTCCTTGAAATAGCTGACAGCCGGGAAAGACCGGCAACATACCGCACAGCCGCCCGCCCAGTTCCCCGGCGGGATGGACCTTGACAGGTGCAAGACCTGTGTGCGGGTACGCAGTGCCGTTGATGTGGTTAAACTCAGCGGATGACGGACGGCAATAGACCGTCATGCCCGGCGGGCGGGAGAGCCTCACCTACACCGAGACAAAAGAAACACCGCTGGGCAGCTATGATAATTTTACGCCCCGGCGGGTGGAGGTGCAGCGCGTGTCCACACTGGACACGCAAACAGTATGCGGGAGTTTGCCAAAGCGTTTTACAAGAGCAAAGCGTGGCAGCGCTGCCGCGATGGGTACGCCGCCAGCGTGGGCGGATTGTGTGAGGATTGTCTGGCTAAGGGGGTGTATCGCCCCGGTGAGATAGTCCACCACATGATAGAGTTGACGCCGGACAACATTAACGATCCGGCGGTCTCACTGTCATGGTCCAACCTGAGACTGCTGTGCCGTGACTGTCACGCAAAGCGCCACGGTGCGCGGCGTAGATTCCGTGTGGACCCGGCGGGGCGAGTGACGTCGAGGTGGTGACCTCCCCCCGGTCGAAAAAACGAGCGGGGGTGTGGTAGACCGGGCCCCAAAGTTCGGAAAAGCACTGAAAAGAGCGTAAAGGGGGTGTTGTTGTGGGGAGAAAAGCAAAAACTACGCTGATTCAAGAGGAGTACAACAGGATCATGGCGCACTACGCCGACCTGCCTAAAAATCAGATGGCGATTGTGGAGCCGCTGATCCAGAACGCGGCATTTATGAAAATCACACTCGACGATTTGCAAAAATCCATCAACGCCGATGGGTGCAGCGAGGAGTACATGAACGGCGCGAACCAGTACGGCAAAAAAGCCAGCGCCGATCTGCAAGCCTACAACAGCCTCATCAAGAACTACAACACCGTGACCGAGCGCCTGGGCAAGCTGCTGCCCCCGGAAAAGCGTGAGAGCAGACTGGAGCAGCTGGCCCGTGAATAATTACATCTACGAGTATTACCAGAAAATCACGGACGGCACCATCATCGTGGGCCGCTGGGTCAAGGTCTGGTACAAGTATGTGGTGGACGGTCTGGAAAAAGGGCTGTTTCACTTTGATCCTAAGAAGGCGCAGAAAGCAATCCGCTTTGTGGAGAATTTCTGCCGACACCATGAGGGCGCGCTGGCTCCCCAGCTGATTGTGCTGGAGCTATGGCAAAAGGCGCTGTTGTCGGTACTGTTCGGCGTAATGGATGACACCGATCACCGCCAATTCCGTGAGGTTGTCGTTATTATCGCCCGAAAAAACGGCAAGACGCTGCTGGCCGCCGCCATTGCTGCCTATTGCAGTTTTTTGGACGGTGAGTACGGCGGGCGCATCTACTTTGCCGCGCCTAAGCTGGAGCAAGCGGGGCTGTGCTACGATGCCTATTATCAGATGCTCAACAAGGACCCAGAGCTGAGCCAGCTGAGCAAGAAACGGCGCACAGACATCTACATTGCCAACAGCAACACGAGCGCCAAGCCGCTGGCGTTTTCCGCTAAAAAGTCGGACGGTCTCAATGTCAGCCTGTGCGTGGCCGATGAGGTCGCCAGCTGGCCCGGTGATGCCGGGCTGAAATTCTACGAGGTCATCAAGTCGAGTTTTGGCGCACGCACACAGCCCATGCTGCTGGCGATCAGCACGGCAGGCTATGTGAATGAGGGCATTTATGATGAACTGATAAAGCGCGCCACCCGGTTCCTGCTGGGCGATTCCAGAGAAACGCGCCTTGCGCCGTTTCTGTACATGATCGATGAACCGGCCAAGTGGAACGATATCAACGAGCTTGCGAAAGCAAACCCGAACCTGGGCGTAAGCATCAGCGTCAGCTATCTGCTGGAAGAAATCGCCATTGCCGAGGGAAGTTTGTCCAAACGGGCCGAGTTTTTAACAAAATACTGCAACATCAAGCAAAATTCCAGCCTTGCATGGCTGGCCTCCGATGTTGTGGAGCGCGCCTGTGGGGCGCACATTGACCCGGCCAACTTCAAAAACTGCTATTGCGTGGGCGGCATCGACTTGAGCCGCACAACCGATTTGACCGCCTGCGTGGCGATCATTGAGAAAAACGGCAAGCTGAATGTGCTGGCGCATTTCTTTCTCCCCGCCGAGAAGCTGCAAGAGGCCACCGAGCGGGACGGACTGCCTTATGCGGCGTATGTGCAGCGCGGCATCCTAACGCTGAGCGGTGACAATTTTGTGGACTATCACGATTGCTACAACTGGTTCAGGACACTGATAGAGCAGTACAAAATCTATCCCTTGCAGGTCGGCTATGACCGATACACGGCCCAGTATCTCGTGCAGGATATGAAGCAATACGGATTCCACATGGACGATGTATTCCAGGGGTTCAACCTGACGCCGGTGATACGCGAGGTTGAGGGACTGCTGAAAGACGGCACCATCAACATCGGGGACAACGACCTGTTAAAAGTGCATCTGCTGAACACGGCGCTGAAAGTCGAAAACGACAGCGGCAGATGTAAACTTGTGAAGATGAGCGCCACCGACCACATTGACGGCTGCGCCGCGCTCATGGATGGGATGACGGTGCGGCAGAAATGGTGCGCCGAGATCGGCGGCCAGTTAAAGAACGCGGGGTGATGAGTATGGGACTGTTTCAATCAATTTTCGGTAAGATAGCCGCCAAGAGCCTCGCGTCTGGATTCTGGACAACGCTGGACGGCTATACGCCCAGCTTTTTGACCTGGGGCGGCGAGCTGTATGAGAGCGAGATCGTTCGCGCCGCGATCCACGCCACGGCCACCCACGCCAGCAAGCTGAGCGTCACCGTGCAGGGGCCCGCAAACCCGAAATTGCAGACCCGCCTCCGGCAGGGGCCGAATGAGTGGCAGACCTGGGGGCAATTCCTGTACAGGCTTTGCACGATCTTGGAGGTGCAAAACACCGCCTTTATTGTGCCGGTCATCAATGAGTTTGGTGAGACAGTCGGCATGTTCCCCGTGCTGCCGTCCAGCTGCGAGATCGTGCAGTACGGGGACGCGCCCTGGCTGCGCTACACATTCCGCAGCGGCCAGACCGCCGCCATTGAAATGGCGCGGTGCGGCATTATGACAAAATTCCAGTACAAGAGCGATATTTTCGGCGAGAACAACCACGCGCTGACGCCCACGATGGATCTGGTAAACCTGCAAAACCAGGGCATTGCCGAGGCCGTTAAAAACGGTGCGACCTTCCGCTTTGCCGCCAAGATGAACAACTTCTCCAGCGATGAGGATTTGAAAAAAGAGCGTAAGCGATTTAGCCGGGAAAACCTGCAAGGCGAGGGCGGCGGCATTCTGCTGTTCCCCAACACCTACACGGACATCAAGCAACTGGAGGCTAAGCCCTATGTTGTGGCCGCCGATGAGATGGAGCGCATCAACACCAATGTGTTCAACTACTTCGGCACCAACGAGGACGTGCTGCAAAACCGCGCCTACGGCGACGCCTGGAGCGCGTTCTATGAGGGTAAAATCGAGCCGTTTGCCATCCAGTTCAGTGACGTCGCCACAAAAATGTTGTTTACCGAGCGCGAACGCGCGGGCGGCACGCTGCTGATAGCGACAGCCAACCGGCTGCAATACATGAGCAACACCGAAAAACTGAACGTCTCGGCTCAGATGGCGGATCGCGGCATTATGAACCGCGATGAGATACGCGAAATCTGGAATCTGCCTCCCCTGCCCGACGGCCAGGGACAGGCCTACACGATACGCGGCGAGTATTACCTGCTGGGCAGCGATGGCAGCGTGACCAAGAAAGGAGACGACCTAACCAGTGGAAAGTAATGAGAAATTGTTGAAAAAGTTGAACAATGGCCGGGAATACCGCGCCATGCGGCTGGAGGTCCGAACCGCTGACCCCGCCGAGCCGGACTCCAAGCAGGAAGTGGAGGGCTACGCCTGTACGTTCAACCAGCCCTATTTGCTGTATGAGTACAGGGGCGACAGCGGCACCTCCTACTGCATCATGGAGCAGATCGACCCGCACGCCTTTGATGACTGCGACATGGATGACGTCATCATGCAGTACGATCATGAGGGCCGCGTCTTTGCCCGCACCAAAAACGGCACGTTGGCCCTGGCCGCTGACAGCGCCGGTCTGAAAGTGACTGCCGATCTGGGCGGCACCGAGATTGGGCGGCAACTGTTTGCCGAAATCAAGGGCGGCTACACCGATAAGATGTCGTTTGGCTTTACCGTGGCCGAGGATAAGCGTGAGACCACCCGCGATTTGGAAAACAACACCGTGACTGTGAACCGCACGATCACCAAGATCAAGAAACTGTACGATGTGAGCGCCGTGAGCCTACCGGCTAACGATGCTACATCGATCAGCGCCCGAAAATTCCTTGACGGAGAGATCGAGAGAATTAAAGCGGAGAGACTGCAAAGGGCGGATACCGCAACAAAAATCAAACTGAAACTTTTGGGAGTGTGAACCATGAGAAAGAAAACCAGTGAAATGACCATTGCGGAGCTGCGCGCCCGCGCTGCCGAAATCCGCACCGAGGTCAACGCCGAGGGTGCCGACCTGGACGCCCTGGAGGCCGAGGCCGATGAGATCAGCCAGCGCATTGCGCAGTACGAGACCGAGCAGCGCCGCCTCGGCATTGCCGCCAAGGTTGCGGACGGTGCCGGTGCGCCTCAGGACAACCCCACCGCCCACACCGATGCCCAGGCCCGCGCCCAGCAGTTCAAAGAGAACCGCCGCGCCGTCCTGGGCGTGGAGGAGACCCGCGCCGTTCTGGTGAGCGGCGGTAAGCTGGCAACCCCCACCGAGGTCAACACCGAAATTCAGGACCGCGTTGGCGTCGGCGTCTCCAGCATCATTGATATGGTGTGGGTCGATGACTGCTCCGGTATGTCCACCGATCGTATCCCCTACGTCAAGCAGGATGCCGACGCTGCCGCCGATCAGACCGAGGGTGCTGCTGCCACCACCAAAGAGGCCACCTACGACTACATCGACATCACGCCCAAGTCGGAGGCGGTTCTGAGCCAGATCAGCAAGCAGGCCAAGAAGCTGACCCCGGTGAACTACTTCGCCAAGTGCCGCGCCCAGGCCCTGCTCAGCCTGCGCAAGAAAGCATCCGCCATCGTGACCGACGCGCTGAAAGCCAGCAAGCTGGTGGACACCATTGACGCCACGCTGGACAGTGCCAAGAAAGGCGTCATCAACGAGAAAACCCTGCGCAATCTGACGCTGAACTACGGCGGCGATGAGGCGGTTGAGGGCGAGGCCGTCCTGTTCTTGAACAAGAAAGACCTGGTTGCGTTTGGCGACGTGCGCGGCACCAACGAGAAAAAGGCCGTTTACGAGATCACCCCGGATTCTGCCAACCCCAACACCGGCATCATCAAGGAGGGCGGCCTGAGCGTGCGCTACTGCCTCAACAAGAACCTGACCGCCTGCGCCGGTACGGCCCAGACTGCCAAGGCGCAGCCCACCATGTTCTACGGTGTGCCGCGCTGCCTGAAGCTGGACCTGTTCAGCGACTACGAGATCGCCGTGTCCGATGACTTCGCCTTCGACAAGTTGCTGTCCACCATCCGCGGCGACGTGGAAATCGGCGCGGATGTGGTCGTCCCCGGCGGCTTTGTGGCGCTGACGATTGCGGCCAACGCCTGATAGGAGGCTGTGACCCATGGCTGACAACGACCTGCTGTCCAAAGTGACGGTAGCGCTGCGCCGGTCGGATATGCCGGAGGAGCTGACGCAGGAAGTGAGCGACCTGGTGGATGCGGCCCTGGCTGACCTGAAACAGGCCGGTGTGTCCAACCTGGACACGCAGGACCCGCTGATCCGCCGTGCCGTCATCACCTACTGCCGCGCCAACTTCTGGCCGACCGGCGACTACGATAAGCTGAAAGCCTCCTACGATGAGCAGAAGGCGCAGCTGCGAATGACGACCAACTACACAGACTGGCCCGACGCATGAGCGCTGTGCTGTGATGCACCGCCGGAGTGCCTTGCGCCCTCCGGCGGCATTTTTGTTAGGAGCAACTATGTACTGGACAGAAGAAATCACCCTGATGCAAGACAAACCCGAAAAGAAGCAGGGCGTGCTGGTCCATTCCTACACACCTGTGAGCAGGGTCTACGGAGAGCGCAAGTCTGTAGGGTGGCGGGAATTTTTTGCGGCAGAAGCGGCAGGCACCACGCTGAGCGCCGTTTTTGTGCTGCACGCTGACGAGTACAACGGAGAGCGCGTGCTGTTGTGGAAGGGCAGCCTGTACAGTGTGCAGCGTGCCTATGAGACCGGAAGCACGGTCGAGCTTACCGTCAGTGACCTGCCCCAGACAAAAGGAGGCCCGCCGTGAGGATGAATCTGGTGTGGAGTGATGAACTTACAGAACAGCTGGCGGGGATGGCAGACCTGGACGCGATCGCTCCGGAAATGCTGACCGCCGCGGCCCCGATCGCAACGGACGCACTGAAACAACGTGTCCGGCAGCACCGCAGCAGCCGCGCAGATAAACACCTGGCGGACAGCGTGCGTGCCGGCAAACCCAAAAAGCGCAAGAAGGGCGGCTACGGCCTGGAGGTGAGCTTTAGCGGGTACGATACAGGCCACGGTTCAAGCCCGAAATATAAGGACAAAACCGCCCAGATGCAGAAGGCGGTATCACTGGAATACGGCTCTGCCAAGCAGGCTGCGCAGCCATTTTTGGACCAGGCTGCCAGCAGCTGTGAAAATGCCGTCAGTGCGGCCATGCAGGATGTGCTGCGCAGAAAGGGAAAACTATGACCGGAATCGACGCGGCCCTGGCCGCATTGGAGACCGTGTGCAGCAGCGTGTCCTTTGTGAAAAATGAGGACGACCCACTGCCGGACAGCTATGTGGTGCTGAGTGTGCTGGATGATACGCCGGAAATCTACGCCGGTGACCGGGACGAACAGCAGCATCTAAAGCTGCGTGCTGCCTGGTATGCCAGGGAACTGCCCCAGATGCGTGCGCGGTGTATGCGCAACGCCCTGAGAAAAGCCGGTTTTATCATTGGCTCTACTGAGTACGGCTATGATAACGAGACAAAACATCATATTGCATACGTTGAGGCGGAGACCGACGACGGCTGCGATTGGAACGAAAGCGAGGAATAAATTATGGCATATATCGGACTGCCTTACTACGGCTACTGCCCTATCACGGTAACGACCAACGATGACGGCACCGAGACGGAAAGCCTGGGCACTGGTAAAATCACCCGCGCAGTTATCAGCTATGCGGGCGAAAATGACAGCGACAGCAGCGAGCTGTGGGCCGGTGACCGCCGCGAACAGCGTGACAGCGGCTCGCCGTCGGCCAAGCTGACCATTGACCGCAGCTTCCTGAGTCTGGAAGATGAGGCCGAGCTTGGCGGCCACCACTACGACGCCAGCACCAAGACCCTGGAACGCAAGGAGACCGACACACCCGCCATTGTGCGCGTTGCCGCCCTTGGCAAGCTGAAAACCCCGGAACGCAAGATGGTCTACCGCCTGATCGGGTATTACCGCGCCAGCTTTGACCCGGTGAGCGACACCCTGAACACGGCCACCAAGAGTGTGTCCTACGGTACCACAAAACTCAACGGCGCTGCCGAGTGCAACTGCGACGGCAACTTTGAGAAAAAGCAGGAATTTGATGACTACGCCGAGGCGCTGGCCGGGCTGAAAGCCTTCCTGAACATCAAGGAGTGATACCATGGCAGAAATTGTATTGCGCGGGCGCAGATACCCTGCCCTGTTCGATTTGCAGAACGTGAAGGAGCTTCAGGAGCACTTTGGTGACCTGACGGTCGTAGCCGAGAAGCTGAACGACCCCGAGGAAGCCGCCTACATCATCTGGCTGCTGGTGCGCGAGGGCGTGGAGCTGGATAACGAGGAACACCACCGGGACAATGAAGCGCCCAGTCTGGCCGTGGTCAAAAAGCTGATTTCCTTTGCTGATTTGCAGGGCGGGCTGGTTGCCAGCGTGGAAGATGCCTTTATGGAGTTTTACGGAAAAAACGGGTCAGGCCGTCAGGCGCTGCAGGCGATGAAGACGATGCTGAGCGAATCTGGGTTGACGATGTCCCCGAGCGGCACTTTGACGGCGACCGAATCATAAATTTCCCCAGGCTGCAATACATCGCGGTGGGGCTGCTGGGCTATACCCGGCGGGAAACGCGGTTTTTGAGCCTGGATGAACTGCTTGCACAGTTTACAGAATACTGCGCCATGAATGGTATTGAACTGCCACAGGAAAGGGGGCTTGCAGATGTCGATGCCTAAAGCAGGTGTCAGCCTGGTCGTGGAAAATGACCAGCAATTCAAGGCGGCACTGAGCGAAGTAAACGCGGGCTTGAAGGTAAATAAGCAGCAGATGCAGCTTGTGACCGAACAGACCCGCGAAATGGACGACCGGCAGGCCGCCTTAAAGCAGCGGTACGAGGCCGCACAGCAGACTTTGCAGAGCTACCGGGATAAAGTGCAGGTGCTGCAGCAGGCCTACGAAAACAGCGCTCGGCGTGAGGGTGAGGCCAGTAAAACGACCATGCAGTGGCGGGCAAGCCTGATCAGCGCCCAGACAGAAGTTGCCAAGCAGGAAAGCCTGCTGCGGGACCTGAGCAGCGGGCAGGAAACGGCCCGAAAGTCCACCGCCAGCCTGGCGGATGTGGTCAACGGCCTGGCCAATGCGCTGGGAATCAGTCTGCCACCCGGCTTGCAGACTGCGGTTGACAAGCTGGACGGCTTCTCGGCCAGCGGTGCAGCTGCGGTGACCGTGGTCGGCGGCCTGGCGGGAGCGCTTGCAAGCTCCACGATAGACATGAGCAAGACAGCAGATGATCTGCTGACGCTGTCTACGCAGACGAGCCTGACCACAGACCAGCTGCAGGAGTTTGAGTACGCCAGTGAGCTTGTGGATGTCAGCACGGACACGCTGCGCGGCAGTCTGGTAAAGCTGACCAACAATATGCAGACGGCGGCTACCGGGACAGGCTCTGCAGCCGAGGCGTTTAAAAAACTGCATGTAAAAGTGTCGGACAGCAGCGGGAAGCTCAAGGACAACTATGAGGTGTTTTTGAAAACCATTGACGCCTTGGGCAAGATGAAAAACGAGACCGAGCGCGATGCGCTGGCGATGGATATCTTTGGCAGGTCGGCAACGGACCTGAACCCGCTGATCGAGGCCGGCAGCGGCAGACTGAAAGAGCTGGCGGAGCAGGCGCACGAGGTAGGCTACGTTGTCGATAATGAAACGCTGCAGAGCTTTGGTGAGCTGGATGATGCGATGCAGAAGCTGGACAAGCAGGGCGACGCCGTGAAGCGCAGCTTTGCGGAGGCGCTGCTGCCCATCATTACAGCGTTTGCCGAGGCCCTGAACGCTATCCCAACGCCGGTGCTGACGGCAGTTATCTCTATTACCAGCATCGCCACAGTAGTGCTGCTTGTGGTGAAGGCCATTAAAGAATTGCAGGGGCCGGCTGGAACCGTGAAAAGCATGATCGGCAGCGTTATGAGCTATATGGATCCGCTGTATATAAAAATCATGCTGATCGTTGCCGGCATTACTGCGCTGGTGGCTGTGGTCGCTGTCCTGATCGGCAAAGGAAACGAAATCAACAGCGCCATGAGCGGCATATCCTCGGCTACAACGGGGACAATGCGCGCAGCCAACAGCAAGGTGCCGCAGTATGCCACCGGTACACGCAACGCGCGCGGCGGACTGGCTGTTGTGGGTGAGAACGGGCCGGAGCTGGTGGCATTGCGCGGCGGAGAGCGCATCTACAACAGCAGCCAGACACGCGGCATGCTGGGCGGCTATGCTATCAATATCGGGAGCATCTCCATTGATGCCAAGAATGTGAAAGAGTTCAACGATATTGTAAGTATCGCCAAAAATGAAGCCATGAGCATGAGACAGGGGGCATTGACATGAAATCGCACAGCTGGAGCACAAGAAGCTATAAGGCTGGCAGCACAAACCCTTTGGCTAACTATCAGGCGTATCATTGCTCGTGGTTGTTCAATACCGGGATGGGGAGCACAAGCCGCTATATAGGCGGCATGCAGGTCCGCATCCCTGCCTATGGTGATGCCAACTACAAGGTTAAACTCAGGGGATACGCACTAGCAAACAGTGCAGGCACATCCTATCATTCAGACACGAGCAGCGTGTGCGAGCAAAGCAATTTTTCACACGGAGATTGTTGGTTTGCATTCGATTCTTTTAGCCAGACGCGGAAAAAGAATGTTTTAGCCTACGGTGTTTTTGTAAATGCGGAAAATGGCTACAACAATATCGGATCCAGCCGCGGTGATGCTTATATAAATTGCGTCAGTTATCAAGGTGTTGTTACGCCAACAGGCCAGACACTAACCAGCGGCACCGTCGCACGGTACACAAAGTATCGACTGCAGTGGACAACAGACGCCGAGGATGATTTTGAGCGCAGGAACTCGACCTGCAAGATCATCATCACCGATCAGGACGGCGGAAACAGCCAGACCTATTCACTTAGCAATGGTGCGACATCCTTCGACCTGGATACTACCGCATGGTCAAGCGGCAGCGGTATTCGATGGCGCGTGCAGGTGGGGGCATACGGATCCGGAACGGTCACAGAGAGCGCCACCTATTCCCTGTCGCTGGCAGACCCCAGCGCCAAGGTCGATGACCTGCGCCCCACCAGCAAGACATACTACGGCTTTAACGCAGTATTCAGCTGGGCGTTCACCGGCAGCATTGCCAGCGGCGCGATCAGCGGTGCATTGCAGCAGGGATCCGCTGTTTTGCAGTACCGGACTGACAACATGGCTGACCCGGCAGATTTTGCAAGCGTTAGCGATGGAACAACCCATGTGAGTGTCAATTGCGGCACATTGCCCATAGGGAGCTACCAGTGGCGCGTTGTCGCCAAGAGCAGCGTGGGAACCACACACACTTCCAGCTGGGTGCAATGCACTAATGTCGAGGTGCCCGTCTCCGTAAAGGGAACAACGCCTGCGGCGGGTGCGTCCGCGCCCAGGGCAGTTACAAACCGCTTTAGCTGGGTGTTCAGCGTTGACAGCGATGACAGACCCGGAGATGTGACGCAGCAGAGCGCGACACTGCACTTTAAGGCGAACAACGAGAGCGACTGGCATGAGGTTGCTGTGGCCGGTTCACAGCAGTATACAGACGTGCCCGCAAACACCTTTGCCGAAGGCGCTACAACACTGGACTGGTATGTTGTGGCGATTGCGAATACAGGCACACAGGTAACCAGCGACACGATCAACGTGTCCACACTGGACACGCTCAGCACACCTGTGGCGGTGAGCCCCGCGGGCGAGTACATGGATGATGCTGTGCAGGGCATCACATTTGTGTGGCAGCATGCCAATGTCACCGGCACAGCGCAGACAGGCTGGGAACTGAGTTATTCGGCGGATAGCGGTGCATCATACACAGTGCTGGCCAGTGCGAATAATGCGGACAATAGCTATCAAGCGGCCGCAGGCACGTTTAGCAGCGGCGTTATCTACTGGCGCGTGCGCACGAAGAATACGGACGGAGCGTTCGGCAGCTATTCCGGCGCGGCCATCTTTGCAATCCGCCGTGCCCCGGTGGCCCCGGTCATCTCCTACTATGACAACAAGCCGCTGGCAAAAATGCGGTGGCAGGCCAAAGAACAGGACGGTTATGAAGTTGCGGTGGACGGCATCAGCCTGGGTGTACGATACGGCACCGGGAAGGAATGGCAGTCTGACGCCGTACTGACGGACGGAAAGCACACCTTACAGGTACGTATCTACAACACCTATGGGGATGTATCGCCCTGGAGCAGCTGTAAAATCAATGTCCAGAATCAGCCCGGCGCGGCATTGGCTGTCTATGCCGAGGAACGCTGGGGGGAGGTCCTGCTATGCTGGGGCGCCGACAATGGCTATATCCTGCGGGATGGTGAGCTGATTACCAAAGCAGAAGGCGGTACTTATACAGACAGAACCAGTGCAGCGGCACATCAGTACATTGTGCGCGTGTTCGATGCAGAGGGCTACTACACAGACAGCGCCCCGGTGCGGGCTGCGCCTAGTGTCCCCTACGCGGCCATTGGGCTGCGGGACGGTACGGACTGGCTGGCGATGAAATACGCCACCAGTTACCAGAATTACAGCAAGGCCGTCAGCCTTGGCGGCAGTTATCAGCAGTATTGGGGCAAGGAACGCCCCGTCTGGCACGATGCGGGGAATCGTGTGGTAACGCACACAATTTCCCACGCCTGCAAGCGAGAGGAAGAGTTGCTGGTGCTGCGCAGCCTGGCCGGTCAGGAAGTAATCTATAAGGACCGAGACGGGCACCTTGCCATAGGTGTGTTCAAGGACTTGCAGGAAAGCCGGGAGCACGGCTGCACGGCGCTGAGCTTCAGCATCACGGAGACACAGCAGGAGGCGGTGAAGTATGACCCGGTATGAGTTTGTCGCGATGCGCAGCGGTGCGCCCTACAAAGTGCTGAAAGTCCCTGCGGACACCACGCCGCAGATTCGATTTACCGGCAACGCCGAGGTGAAAAGCACCATCACCCTGACAATAGAGCCTGACGCGGATGTGAACTGGTTGACCGATATGCTCAGTGTGGTTCGGGTCGATAATGCAGATCGAGTTCCGCTGGGGCTATTCAACATTACCACCTGCCCCCGCAGTTTAGATGAAAACGGCAGCGAGACGCAGGAGCTGACCGGGTATGACCAGGGCTACTCGCTGCGCAACCTGAGCGTACTGGAACGCAGCCTGACGATTCGGGCCGGGACCCGGTACACCACGGCCATCCGGGAACAGCTGCTGGCGGCAGGTATCAACGTTGTCAGTATCATTGATACCAATGAGGTGCTTATGACGGATCACGCATGGGAGACCGGCACGACCCGCTATGCGGTGGTGTCTGCCCTGCTGGCGGAGATCAATTACCGGGATATCTATTTCGACGGCAGCGGCGTGGCGGTTGCCGAACCGTGGGCACCGGCGTCCATCAATACCCGGACGCACCGCTATGGCGCGGCTGAGACGACCCTGCTGCGTATCCCCATGAGCGTACAGGCGGATACCTTTGATGCCGCCAATGTGTTTGTGGATATCGTGTCCAGTGCAGACCTTGACGCCGAACTGCGGGCCGTGGCCGAGAACGTCAACCCCACCAGCCCGCTGAGCATTATGCGGCGCGGGCGGCGCATTGTGAGCGTGGAGACCGTGGAAGGCATTGCATCGCAGACTGCCCTGGAGACCCATGTAAAAAACAGGATGCTGCTCAGCATGATGGGGGCGGCAAGCTATACGTTTACCACCTGCGGCGACGTGGAGCAGCCCCATAGGCTGAATGACAGCATCCTGATGATGCGGGATGGGATAGGGTTGCTGGAAGAACAGGAATGGGCGCTGGACTGCGTTCCCGGCGGGCAGATGACCCACACAGCAAAGAAGGTGTATTACAACATTGATTGAGAATTATCAGCAGCGCAAAGCACTGGAAGTGACCACGAAAAGCGGTAATATCGCCACGGTAAGCGCGGTTTACAGTGACGGCATTGCGCTGATCCTGCCCGGGGACATGGCTGCGTCAGATAAACACTACCCTTTTAATGCGGCGGTCCAGTTTGTGGCCGGTCAGCGGGTCCATATCGCCAGAGAATCCGGCACGATCATTGTGGAATACCCCATCGGGGGGACCGTGCAGAGCCAGAGCCTGGGAGGGTGATTCATGAGCAAGGTTACGATTTATTCGCCGCCGTCGGCAGCTCAAGTTAAAAACTGTACGGCAGACTTTGACCTGCGCCGTGCGCCGGTGCCGATACATTTAGTGCAGTTCGATAAAACAATACCGATTTTGGCTGTGGCACTGTATAAAGGCGGCACGGCCTACAAGCTGCCCGAGGATGCTGAGGCCAATGTGCGCATGGGCAAGCGCAACAACCTGTACGTTTACAACCCGGTGCTGGGGTGCAATGAGGGACGCACCCTTGTATATGTGGCTGTCACGCCGCAGATGACCACCCAGGACGGCGTGTTCTACCCGATACTGGAAGTCCTGGCAGGTGGCGGTGTGGCGGGAACCTCTCCCCTGCAGCTGGTCATCCAGCGCAATCCTGTACAAGAGGGGGACTTGGAGGATACCAGCGAAGCCCAAACGCTGGCAGACCTTGTGAACCAGGCAGCTGCCAGCGCGAATGCTGCGGCTGATAGTGCCAGAATCGTGCAGGAAAATAAGGATGCCATTCAGAACGCGAATGAGAACATCGAGGCCATCAAGGCCGCACCTGCCAACGCCGAGGCCGCTGCGGCCAGTGCAAAAGAGGCCCGCAGCTGGGCCGTGGGCGATACAGCATCCCGCCCCGGCGAGGGCATGGACAACGCCAAATACTACGCTGCGCTTGCCCAGCAAGTCAGTCAGGGCGCGGTAGGCTGGTACCCGAACTACGAGGCGCTGTACGCGGCCCACGATACCGGCTACGACGGCAACTGGGCCATTATAGGCGATACTGATACCATCTGGGTGTGGGACAGCGACACGGGTGTCTGGAAGGACACTGGTGAAAGCAGTAAGTTTGCGAATTATTACGACAAGACTCAAATTGACGCAAATTTCTACGGCAAGACCCAAATCGACGCAAATTTCTACAATAAAACGCAAATCGACGCAAATTTCTACGGCAAGACCCAAATCGATGAAAATTTCTACGACAAGACCCAAATTGACGCAAAACTGCCCAAGCCGGTGACGGTTACGGTGGCAGCCAGCGCCTGGACTACCGGTGATTACACGGTGTCCTGGGACGACGGCAGCACGAGCAACTACACCACCTGCGCCACTGTCACGGTGGCAGGTGTGACGGCAGACAGCCGGATTGCCGTAAGTGACCGCACGAGAGTGACTGATTCAGTGCGGATGATAGCCGCGCTGGAACCCGGGTGGTTAAGTTTTATGCGAACAGCGCACCGACGAGTGCGGCGGTGTTTGTTTTGGAGGTAAGCCAATGAGTGGAGCAGCGAATGGTCGTGCGTCAAGCGGCGCATCGCATAAGGAGGTATTGTGCATATGACGAATAAACGATATTTTGCAGGGGGGCGCTCTAAGCCCCGGATTGTACACATTGCCGAAAGGCGGTGTGGAACATGATCGTGCAAAATATGGCCGCTCTATGCCCGTACAGGATCGGCGATTACTTGCAGACAGAGAACCCCACGAACCCTGCCCTCAGCTGGCCCGGCACAAGCTGGGTGCAGGTGCAGGACCGCATGCTGATGGGGGCCAGCGATACCTACCCCGTGGGCAGCGAGGGCGGCGAAGCACAGCATACGCTCACTGTGTCAGAGATGCCGTCCCATCAGCATCAGCTCCACGGATGGACGTACCAAATCACAGCCGGCGCATCAGGGCAATATGCACCAACTTCTCCCTACGACAAGTACGACAACACAGAACTTCCGACCCGTCAAGCGGGTGGAGGTCAGCCCCACAACAACCTGCCCCCTTACCGTTCGGTGCGTATCTGGCGTCGGACAGCTTGATCCCCGAGATGGGGTGCGTGGCATGATCTGCGCAAACCCCGACATTCAGGTACTGGCGGTAATGAGGACCATTATGGAGCTTCAGATTCTCGTGGCGTTCGCCCGTTTTTCTGTATTTGCTAAGGAGAGGAACCAAAAATACAAGATTTGTTCCTTATGATGAAGCCGGAAATGTGGCAACTTGGAAGTCAGACCTTCCGAGTACGGAAACTTCAAGCACTGGCGGCAACCAGCCAATGCCCATCGTGAACAAGTACACGGCATGTTATATGTGGAAGCGCACCGGCTGACCCCGAAGTGGGCGGCGCTATGAGTGCAACCCGCAACCCCTATTACCAGCTGCCCGGTGGGGCTGACCTGCCAGGCGACGTGCGTGTGAGCGATACGGCGGAAGCATTCGCGCACCAACTAACTTACCTGCCGGAATATGGTTCATCATCGCTAATTACACAACTTATTAAAAATGGAAGGACGAAAAAGTGAAACAAACCGGAATCTTTGAGGGCCGCGCGGAAGTGCTGTACAACTATGGCCGCTTCGGCTGGACGCGGAACTATGGCAAGACCTGGCACGGCGGCATTGATATCGTCGGCCTGGACAGCGATAAAATCCGAATGCCGTACTACGACGGCAAGAAAATCACCGGCACGGTCACGCGGGCACGCATCGTGACTAACCGCGCCGATAAAACGTGGGAGTGGGGCTGGTACGTCTGCGTGCAGCTGGACGCCGGCCAGACGCCGGATACCGTCAACTTCCTGTATTTCTGCCACTGCGCCAAGCTGCTGGTATCTGTGGGCCAGAAAATCAGCAGCGGCGACGCGCTGGGCATTATGGGCAACACCGGCAACGCGGCGGGCGGCTACGAACACTGCCACTTTGAAGTGCGGGCCACGGCGACCGGCACAGGCGTTGACCCTACCGCCTACGCGGGTATTTCAAACGTAGTGGGCGTTTACGGCACGGCGGGCGACGGCCAGACCGAGCAAATTAGCGAGACGCCGACCGGGAAAACGATGCAGTGCCTGATGATCGGACCGCTGGACAGCGCGGCAGCTGCCAAGTGCGACGCGCTGGCGGACAGGCTGGCGCTTGCCAGTGTGGGCAGGTATGCGACGCTGCCTGGGGCCGATGCGGGCAAGGTGAAATGCGTCGGCGCTGTCAGCAACGGCGACGCGGTGAGCTTCTACCAGCTGGCCGAGGCCGAGGGCTGGACGAAAGACAACAAATATTTGGCCCGGTATGTGGGCTGATGGAGGGCAAAGATATGGAAAACAGCAACAATACCTTTTTGGCGGCGAAAGCGGCCATTGCGGCGGTCTGTGGGGCGTTCACGGCGGCGTTTGGCTGGCTGGGGTGGCTGGTGGTGGCCTGGGCCGTCTGCATGGTGCTGGATTGGCTCAGCGGCAGTGCAGCGGCGGCAAGCCGCGGCGAGTGGTCGAGTGCCGTAGCCCGCGCGGGAATTTGGCACAAAGCGGGGATGCTGGTGGTGGTCGTAGTGGCCGCGCTGACGGACGCAGTATTGAGCATTGCCGTGGCAAACCTGCCGGGGCTGGGGCTGA